CACCCTCATATGGATTTCTCCGAAATGAAAAGGGCAAAGAAATGTGAGTCGTGTAGACCTCTGGGAGAGGCTACATGGCTCCGACGACTGGAAGGCGAGACTCCCGAGGAACAACTTTCCCTCTTCAAAGCTTTATGTAGCGATCATTTGATTGCTACGAAGCTTATAGAAGAGAGAACGGAGATAAATCTTGAAAAGATTAATCTCCCTGGTGACGTTGTTTCTCGTATTCAGTTCCTCAGTTCCTCACTGCTAACCGAACCAGGTGTTAGCGCTATTGCACGACAGTGTCTGCATGAGCTCTTGATTGATGCTCATGAGAGGGCTGATGCCCTCGTGCAAAGTATCACGGACCTTTATTGGATCTATGAAAATGAAGAACTACACTCAAACACGATTAAGCACATTCGTGTAAATTATCTCTACTTGGACCTTTACGGTAAGCTAGAAGATTGGTTTAAGTTCCAAACAACCTATCTTTCTGCCTCATTGTTGAAACAGGTAGAGCTCCCTCCCGTTCCGTCGATTGTAAGTCGACCGGGGTTTATCTGCGGTGGCATATTTTATCGCCGTGTCAGACAACTCCTAAACAAGTGTACTACATCACCACGGGTTATCTCGTGGGCTGCCAGTATCCTAAACCTCAAGCGAGGAGCCTTAGCACTGCGACCAGAAATGGTCGCAAAATCCTTGGACGATCACCGTTCGACGCTGGAGAGGCAAGCTTCTAAGCCTTGTGGACATGATTATTATAATCCTCTATCGCATGTATTCCAAACTCTGGAAGAATGCGTAGAAATTGTCTATAAGGAGAAGTCTTCATCTCTCAAAGAGCGTATGCCCTCTGGAAGCAGCCATTATGGCTGGACCAGAGCAGAAGGCGGTGCCCTAGGTCGTATCACTGATCTTATCAGATCAGAATACGGTGTTATGGCTAGTTCTTTTAGAACTTTTGCAGGATATACAGTCAGAAGCCCTAAGTGCGCAAATGATCAATCTGGACCTATAGAGATACCACTTTATGTACCTTCGTACTGTAGTGATGTTTCAGGTTTGATTGTTCAAGAAGCACTAAAGGAGAGCTTAGATTGTAATGTACACATAGTTTTGGAACCCATGAAGGCAAGAATAATAACTTCGGGGCCTCCTCTAAGATATCATATATGTCGTCAAATTCAGAAGCAGGTTCATGGAACCTTACGTCTGCGCCATGAGTATCAACTCATTGGTGCGCCTATTTCCGAGCAAGTTCTTGAAAAGAACTTTGCATGTCAGGACTCCTTTCAAAAGAATTGGACTTACGTTTCTGCTGATTATAAGGCAGCAACGGACAATCTCAATGGATATTTGTCCAAAGAGTGTTGTCGTCTAATTTCCGAGAGAATTGGTCTTGATGGTGATACCACTTTGATTAGTGATGAGGCGATGACGGGACACATATTACATTATCCTGAGGAATACGGAGGTGTTATTTCACAACAAAGAACTGGACAGCTCATGGGTTCGCCCATAAGCTTCCCTGTTTTATGTATTGTGAACATGGCAACTCTGTATGCGGCTTGGAAGAAATATTGCATGCATAAGTATGGGACAACGGTTACTTACAGCCAGTTCCTTGGTGACCTAAGACCATTGGTCAACGGGGACGACCTCGTATTCAAAGGCCCAGATGACTTTATTCCTCTTTGGAGGAGTTATGTCAATGCTGTCGGTCTCATCCCGTCGGCAGGAAAGAACTACGTGAGTAAGACCTTTTTGGTCATAAACTCAACGTTCTTTACTGTGACGAATGTTGACATACGCTTCAATAGAACTATGGCTAATGGCCTTAAGGTTCCAGACTTTTCGAAGAACGTCTCAGTGATGAGAGTTCATTGGATTGGTTCTGGTTTACTGAAGGGTCAAGCTAGGGTTCTTGCAGACACAAGGAAACCAACTAAGGTTGGCTTCCAGACGAATGCTGAGGCGAACGTCGACTTTGGTCAGTTACGTTCCCAACTTGATTGGGTACTAGACTGGTCAGGACTTGATGACAATGAGACACTTAGAGAGAGATCTCTTAGTGTCTGGCGTAGGAATATGGGGAAGGTCTTGGTCGAATCGAAGCTGTCTTGGAGACTACCTGTTTGTTTGGGTGGTCTCGGACTTCCCTTTGGTGGAGCAACTAGACCACAGTTAGTCTTGGCGAACTTGATCATGAAAACTCATAATATCAAGCTTGCCTCGAGTTTTATTCAACGACCTAAGGTCGGAAACTCAACTACTGTGGCGCAATTACAGGCGGAAAAGAACCTTGCTACGACATTGGGTCTAAAGAAATACGTAAAAGCAGAAATGCCTTACGTTATTGTTAAGGCCCCTGCGAGTATGTACTGGACAGAGACGAGAGTCTCTGCCGACCCCCCACGTCCTATGGACTTGGAGGGGAACATTTATCGCTGTCGTTTAGAGGACTCGATTCCATACATTTGCGAGTTGCCTGCTCATGACTTAAGTATCTCGCCGTACGTCGTAGGTTTGACGAATTTTGAGACAGATGTTCAGTCTCAAAAGCCAATTGATTTTAATCAATCAATGATGGCTGCTATCAAACTATTTAACGGTGGACCGGCCTCTTTGGAAGAGGCACTTAAGTGGGAAGGTGCGGTGTGCTGGGGTGGTCCTAAGGGCTACTTTCTACCGAACCCGAAGTTTTCTTATAAATTAAGTAACTCAGTCGGGACAGCAGAAGAGGAGAACCAGGAATGGGTCCCAAGCAAGAAGAACATCTTGATTGAGAGTGACGGTGAGGGAAAGAGTGAGTGTGAGTTCTGGAACTGAAGAATCTCGCGTGGGTTACGTGTGCTTGGTGCTTGATCAGCACTTAGATGTACGTAACCGGTTCTGTAGGGGATTGATCAACCTCTAATACTTTGGGG